GGAGAAACCCTGACCCTTCCTGTTTTAAATTCCCCCCAAAACGGCTCAAGAAGCCACGAAAATGACTAAGAAGGTCATAACAGGTCACCAAGACCCCCTAGAAGCCTCAAACGGGCTTCAAACGGTTTTGGGTAGGGACGCAGAAGGGCAAAACGCCCTATTTGGCGTTCAAACGCCTAGAATTCACACGCCACTGAACGATTTACCCTCACGCGGGGGTGAATTGGTTGATTTAGCCAGCAGCTTGGGCATTGAACTTTTGGAATGGCAGAAATTCGCACTTATCCACACGCACAAAGTCAAGCCTGACGGTCGGTGGGCAACGCCAGTCAACACGATTGTTGTGGCACGTCAAAATGGTAAGTCATTTTTGCAGCTCATCAGAATTTTGGGCGGTTTGTTTCTATGGGAGGAAAACTTGCAGATTGGTTCGGCGCACCGCTTGTCCACCTCACTTGAGCAATTTAGGGCAATGGTTCAGATTATTGAAAAGAATGATTTATTGGCAAAACAGGTCAAGAAGATTCGCTGGCAACATGGCGGTGAGGAAATCGAGACAATGGCTGGAAATAGGTTTATTGTGCGTGCGGGTGGTTCTGCTGCGCGTGGTGTTTCACGACCTTCGACGATTCACCTGGACGAATTGCGCGAAATGACGGACATTGAAAGTTTTGCCTCATTGCGGTACACCCTCATGGCTGCGGCCAACCCCATGGTCATGGCGTACACAAATGCGGGCGATTCCTCTTCCGTAGTGCTGAACCAATTTCGGGACAGGGCATTGGCCAGCATTGCGGGGGTCGAAGACGATATTGGGTATTTTGAATGGTCAGCACCAACCGACGAAATAAGCGTAAAAAATGCACGGCACTCAAATCCGTCCATGGGCACGTTGATTCACGCTGACAATATAAAATCCGTGTTGAACGACCCACCTGACGTTGTAATGACTGAAGTGTTGTGCCGTTGGGTTGTGGCGATAAATAGTGCGGTGGATTCTGCCAGTTGGGGCAATTGCCTGGACAAGACCGTTGACCTTGACCCTGACAAACTCACCTGGTTAGCAATTGACCTTTCACCTGATAGACGCCACGCAAGTTTAGTTGGGGCGCAAAAATTGGGGGACGAAAAGTTTGTGGTCAAATTACTACACACTTGGACAAATGAGTTGCAATTGGACGATAAAGCCATTGCCAACGAATTGGCAGATTATGCCCGCAGGTATCCGACTGAATACGTGCTTTACAGTCGAAAGACTAGTGGCGCGGTCGCTGCACGCCTTGCACCTGCTGGAATTCCCGTATATGACATGGACGCAAGTTATCCGCAAGCATGCGACGAAATGTTGTCTGCAATTAACTCAAATCGTTTGCGTCACAAGGGGCAAAGCCAATTATCTGAAGAAGTCTTAGCTGCGGTTCAATTGCGTCGTGGTGACGGCGGCTGGGTAATTGGACGCAGGGCGTCACAGTCGGTCGTTTGCGGGGCGGTGGCAGTTAGTCTCGTTTCACACTTTGCGACACGCCCAGAGAATGACCTTGACATAATGGTGGGGTAATCGTATAAGCCTGACACAATTCGGGCATGGGATTTTTCGATTTGTTCACGCCACGGGTTGCAGCTGCCGTTCCAGCTGCACCCTTGGACGTTGACGCTTCACTAGCACCTTACTTTACTGAAAATAATAATTTTTATTTTTATGGAATTCAAAGTGCCAACCGCGCTGAAGCAATGAGCGTTCCAACAGTTGCGCGCGCACTTGGAATCATTCAAACGATTTCTTCACTACCAATGCACACACGAAATGAAGCAACAGGTGAGAAGGTCACGCAACCACGCGTGATTAACCAACCTGACCCACGAATCCCAGGTTCAACCTTTTGGGCGTGGATAATTTCTGATTTGTTCTTCCATAACGCCGCTTATGGCTATGTAATGGAAAGATACGCAGATACGGGCAAAATTAGAGCAATGGAACGTGTTGCGCCTGAACGCGTGTCAATTACGACAAACGCCAATGGAACAGAGATAGATTCCTACGAAATTGACGGCACACCAATTGACCCAACAAATTTAGTTGTTTTTCCAAATACGCAAGAAGGTTTGCTTGCCCGCGCAGGTCGCACAATCAAGGCGGCAGCTGCGCTCGAAAAGGCTTCAATGAATTTTGCCAATGAACCAATTCCACAAATGGTTTTGAAATCAAATGGCACATCACTTCCAGCAGATAGAGTTGCAAAGTTATTGTCTTCATGGCGTACCGCGCGAAGCAACAAATCAACGGCTTTCCTTAATGCTGACGTTACCCTGGAAACAATTGGATATGACCCAAAGAATTTGCAGCTAAATGAAGCACGCAATTACGTTGCACTAGAATTAAGCCGTGCTTGCGGTTTACCAGCGTACTTTACTGATTCACAACAATCCACGTTCACGTATTCCAACGCTTTGGACAAGAGGCGCGACCTCGTGGACTTTGCTTTCAGAAATTACATGTCCATTATTGAACAAAGGTTATCTTTTGCGGATTTTACCCCTGCTGGAAATCGCGTGTTGTTTGATTTAGACGATTTCTTGCGCGGCAATCCTTATGAGCGCGCGCAAGTCTATGAAATCTTAAATCGTATCGGCGCAATGTCGGTCGAAGAAATACGCGAGGAAGAAGACATGCTGCTATGAAAAAAGTAATCACACCAATTGCAATCACGGCTGCTGATTCAAACAGTCGCACAATTACAGGACGCATTGTGACTTTCGAGGAAACTGGAAACGCCTCAATTGGCAAAGTGCAATTTGCTGCTGGTTCAATTCAACCAACGGCCGTTTTGCTCAATCTTGAACACGACCGCACACGCCGAATTGGGAAAACACTTTCAATTGAAGCAAATGACAAAGGAATTGACGCCACTTTCAAAATCGCTAATACAACTGCGGGAACTGACGCACTTGTTGAAGCACAAGAAGGTTTGCGTGACGGTTTTAGTGTTGAAGTTTATTTTGACGAATACGAAACACTTAAAGACGGAACAGTTCGCATTTTAAAGGGTGAAATGACTGGTGTTGCGCTAACGTCAGAACCAGCCATTCGTTCAGCACGCGTTGCAGAAGTTGCCGCCACAGAAGGCGAAGAAGAAATTTCAGATTCGACAATCGAACCTGAAGCACAACCAACAGAAGGAGAAGACGAAGTGGAAGACACCGTCAAAGACGCTTCAACCGCCGAAACGGTAGAAGCCGCCCAGTCAGTAACCGCAAACGTAAATGCTGCGGTCGGTGGGTGGACAACTAAGCCACGCTTAGAGTTCACTGCCGCAAAATACCTAGAAAACACAATCCGTGCTTCAATGGGTGACGAAAATGCTCGTCAGTACGTTGCAGCTGCTGATGACACAACAGACAACGCTGGACTTGTTCCAACACGTCAGTTAACTGAAGTTATCAACGGACTTGCAAACACAACACGTTCAGCAGTTGACGCGATTTCTCGCGGTGTATTGCCTGACGCTGGAATGTCATTTGAAATTCCAAAAATTACAACAATGCCAACAGTGGCTGAAACTGCCGAAGCAGGCACACCTTCAGAAACTGACCAGGCTTCAAGTTTCCTTTCAGTAACAGTTAAAAAGTACGCAGGGCAACAGACATTCTCAGTCGAATTGCTTGACCGTACTTCACCATTGTTTTTTAATGAGTTGTTGACAAATATGTCAGCTGCTTATGCAAAGGCAACAGACCTAGCCGTTTATACCGCACTTGCTTCAGGTGCAACCGCAGACGCAACAACACTGACAACATACCCAACTGCTTCAGAATTGCTTGGATTTGTTTCACGCGGTGCTGCTTCAGTTTATTCAAACACACAGGGATTTGCTCGCAACATTCTTGCAAACACATCACAGTGGGCAAACCTTATGACTTTGAACGATTCAGGTCGTCCAATTTACATGGCTGCACAACCTTCAAACGCTGGTGGTGCGGTTCGTCCTGATTCGATTCGCGGAAACGTTGCAGGCCTTGACCTTTATGTCACTGCAAACGTACCGTCAGCAAATGACACAGACAAAGACGATTCAATGTTGATTATCAACCCAAGTGCATACACTTGGTACGAATCACCAACATATCGCCTTCGTGCTGACGTTATTGCTTCAGGTCAGGTTTCAGTCTCAGTTTATGGATACGGCGCAATTGCAACCAAAATCGGTGCTGGTGCGTTTGGTATCAACAAGACCTGATAGCAACCTACTAATCATGCGGCGGTTTCTCCCGATTCCGCCGCAGCAGTCGAAAGGAAACGGACATGCCAGTCATTGTTACTGCAAGCCAATTGCGCACGGTGCTTGGCGTGTCCGTTTCACTTTATTCAGACAGTTACCTTGATGAAATTATCAACACCGCTGAAGCCGTCATTTTGCCAATGCTGGTTGCAAATACTTCAGCAATCAACGCTTACAAATTAGATTCCAACGTCGCTTATTTCTACACCCAACGCGAACACCATTTTGTTGCGGGTCAATCCGTCATTGTCACTGGATTACCAGCACCGTTCACGGCCACGCACACAGTAGTTACATCAGAACTTTATTATTTCACCGCAGCACTCACTTCAACAAACGTGACTTTGCGCGACATAATCCCAACAGGTACGGCGACACTTTCAGGCTATTCCGCAGCTGACATTTACGCCACAAGCGCGCCAATTGAATCAGCCGTACTTGCAGTGAGCGTCGAAGTTTTCCAGTCACGCGTTGCAGCAGGCGGTCAGATTGAGGGCGTGGATTTTGCCAGTACGCCTTACAGAATGGGACGCAGCCTAACCAATCGCGTGTCCACATTGCTTATGCCATTTTTAGACGTTGAAACGGTTGTGCAGTAATGCCAGCCAATGCCGTCGCCGATACCCGCGCAGCCTTAGCCACCGCCTTTTCATCACTAGCGGCAACCTGCTATTCAAGCGTTCCTGAAGCACCAATTCCACCCGCAATCGTCATTGTGCCCGATTCTCCTTATATGGAAATTGTGTTAATTGGCAAGGCTTCAACCAAGGTCAAAATTAACTTTGCAATCACTGCCATTGTTGCTTCCAATAGCAACGCAGGTTCACTAGACAACCTGGAAAAACTCATCATAGGAATTCTTGCGGCAATGCCCGCAGGATACGTTGTTGGCGTTGTTGAAAAGCCGACAGTGTTGGAAGTAGGACAAAGCCCAATGCTGGTTGCTGACATAAACGTTTCGACGTACTACACACAAACAACATAGGGGACAAAATGCCAACGACAATCATAACTGGTCGCGATTTAGTCGTGACCATTGCAACCGTAAATTATGACGCACAAGCGACCAGTGCAACACTTGCGAATTCACCAACCGTGGAAACGTACCAAACACTTGACGGCAAGGCTTACAAGCACATTGACGACCAGTGGACATTTGACGTTTCAATGCTTGCAGACTGGGGCGCTGCCTCATCATTGTGCGAAGCGTTGTGGACTGCATGCGAGACTGCACCAAATACAACTTTGGCGGTTTCACTCACTGCCGTGACTGGTGCGGTTTTTGCCTTTAATGTAATGCCAGTATTTCCAGCAGTCGGCGGCCTC